CCTATAGCTCAACTGGATAGAGCAACAGCCTTCTAAGCTGTAGGTTCTAGGTTCAAATCCTAGTGGGATCACAGATGGCCGGATGATGAAATTGGTAGACATGAAGGACTTAAAATCCTTTGGACAGTAATGTCCGTGTGGGTTCAAATCCCACTCCGGCTACCAGCACTCTTAGCTCAGTAGGTTAGAGCAACTCACTCATAATGAGTAGGTCACAGGTTCAAGTCCTGTAGGGTGCACCTTAAATACATTATAAACCATGAAAAAATATCAAAAAGATAGGCTAGTTAGAATATTAGCTTGGACAATCATATTATCAATAACAATAATATTATGGCAAACAATACTGCATCAACTCCTTCTAATAGGGAAGTAGTTCAATCAGATGCACTTTCAATAGCAGTAAAACATAAAAGATGTGGCTTAGGTATATCTATGGGTGTAGGCAAGACAAGAATTGCTATAAAGCACCTTATGATTAACTTTAATCCCTTAATAGAAGCCTTGGTAGTGATACCAAAACACTCAGTAGCCCAATCATGGATTGATGAGTTAGGCAAGATGGATCTAGAAAAACTAACAAAACATATAACATTTACCACGTATCTATCATTAAAGAAACATAATCCAAATGATTATGATATAGTATACTTAGATGAATGTCACTCACTTAAATATTCACATGAGTTATTTTTAGGGCCTTACGTTGGTAAGATCTTAGGACTAACAGGTACACCACCAAAGAATAAGACAAGTGAGAAAGGTATGCTAGTACAAAAGTACTGTCCTATTAAATATGAATTTAGTGTTGATGAGGCAACTGACTCAAATATATTAAATGATTATCAAATAGTAATACATGAGTTAGAATTATCAAAAGTACCTGCTTTAAAGAAGAAAAATAAAGCTGGTGGTCACTGGTGGACAACAGAAGAAAAAGATTATAACTATGTTACGTCTAGATTAGCAGAAGCACAATCACAACAGCAAATACAATTTGCAAGAATTATGAGAATGCGTGCTTTGATGGACTATACAAGTAAAGAGAGCTATGTGAAGAGTATACTAAAGAATATAGATACACAGTGTATTGTATTTGCAAATACTCAAAAACAAGCAGACAGAATATGTAAGCATAGTTATCATTCTGGAAATCCAAAATCAGAGGAGAACCTTGAGTTGTTCTCTGATGGTAGGATTAATCATTTATCCTGTGTGTTACAGTTATCAGAAGGTGTTACAATACCTAATTTAAAACAAGGTATTATAATGCATGCATATGGTAATGAAAAGAAAACTGCTCAAAGAATAGGTAGGTTATTAAGACTTAATCCATCTGAGACAGCAGTATGTCATATACTATGTTATAAAGGCACCCAAGATGTAAAATGGGTAGAAGCTGCTATTAGTAGTTTTGATCCAAATAAAATAAAACGTTATAATCCACTTAAAAGATAAAATTATGGGAAAAATGAAAGAGCTCTTTATTGAGCAACAAGAAGAACTAGAATACCGTGGTGCACATGATGCAATGATACACAGTTATGCTAGAAGAGCAATAGAAGAATATATAGAAGAAGGTGATACACCTTGTCCTAATTGTAATATGCCAACTTTATTACGTAATGAATCTAATGCTAAATGCACTGAGTGTGGGCAAGAGTTTGTTTATGTAGGGTCAGCCTTAAGGTTTTTGTGATGAGTGAGATAGAACTTATTACTGATTCAGGAGAAACTGTATGTATACAATACTCTTATGATCCAGGAGAACCAGACCAATGGTATGATTCTAATGGAGATCCTGGTACACCAGGGTATGGACCAACGGTAGAAATACACCGTGTGTGGTACAATGCCGCAGATAAATTAGGTAATCCTGTATCAGTAGATGTACAAGATTTATTAGAAGAAGATTTTGAAGATAAAATATTAGAATATCATGAACAATAAACTAAAAACAAGGATTATAGGAGGAATACAATATATATTAGATGATGGAAAATGGGTTAGTGTCTATGGAATGGACTTAGATCCACATGATCCTAACTATTTATTGTTTACACCTATAAAGAAAGAAACAGATGAAAAAAGATAATATGCAAATATTGATATATGCATCTGCTACCAAAGCAGTGGATCTATTATTAGAAGTTGATGTGTTACCTGGCGTTAATGAAAGAAAAATTGATGCTGCAATACAAAGGTTAGAGGATATAAAAGCTATATCCCGTATAGATATAACATAAGTTATGATAAAAAAAGAATGGAGATTTATGGATAAAAAATTCAGACAATACAGAAGTAATCAAGGACGTAGTCCTGAAAAGATGGAAAAAATATATAAAGGTTGCTTTGCAATAATTTGTATAGGCTTTGTATTATTTATAGTTACTTTAGTTTCTAATATTATATGAAAGATCAGCTATTTGTACAAGCAACAATCAAGGAAGGTAAATTACACTTCCCTATAAAAGCCTTTGAAACTAAGTATAATAAGTTTCTTAAAGATATGCCAGAAGGTGCACGTATAGAATTATTTATAGGTGTACAAGATGGTAAAGGTAGCAACCCACAATTAGCAAGGGTACATGCAATGATAAGAGAGATAGCAAATGAAATAGGCTATACATTTGAAGAAGCAAAACTACAAGTTAAGCGTAAAGCTGGCCTATGTTTTGTTAAAAATGGTGTAGAGCACTGTAAATCTTTTGGTAAATGTGATAAAGAAGAACTCAATTTAGCTATACAAGCTTGTATTGAGATAGGAGATTTTAGTGGTATGCAGCTTAGATAACTAAGATGGCCAGATAATAAGCATTATCTTACTATCTTAAGTTTGTCAGCTATATCTTCTACTTTCTTTTGTAGATCAGGGTCAACTTTACCTGAAGCAACTTGCTTGGCTAATTCTTGAATTGCAGCGTCATCATACTCTACTTCAACTTCTTTAGCAAGACCTTGTTGTTGAGCTTCATATTTCATTAGCTGAGTCAAAGAAAATAATACATAGAGATCAGACTGCCATTCATCAAACCTGATGCCTGGATCACCATCTCTTTCTATATTATGAACTACTAGTTTGTTAAATTGATTTATAGTTTCTGGTAATCTTAACTGATCTTCTTCAGATGACCTTAAAATAAATTTACTAGTAACACGCTGCAATGCACCAATATAAGATGTATGAACTTTTAGGTTTTCAATCAATTTAGTTTGATCATATTCCCAGACAGTTTTTTTATCATCAGATTTGCTTTGTATCTCTTTTTCTTCAGCCATAATAAATTATTTAATAACACAAAGATATGGAAAATATTGAAATAAACATAATAAAACTCAGGGAAACACTGAATGCTAACCTGATAGAGAGTGATTGGCATAATATGCTATCACCATATATAAACGGTCTCAACTTTGATATGATTGTTGACAATCTTGTAAAAGATGTGAATGAGGGTAGAAGATTTACACCAAGATTTAAAGACATTTTTAATGCATTCTATGAATGTCCTTATGGGGATACTAAAGTTGTAATAGTTGGTCAAGACCCTTATCCTCAATTAGGAGTTGCTGACGGAATAGCATTTAGTTGTAGTAGAAAAGGTAAAGCAGAAAAATCCCTGCAGTATATACTTAAACAAACTATAGGAGACTATACTAAAACAGGAAGAGCTATATATACACCAGAAGAATGTGATCTAAGACGTTGGGCTAACCAGGGTGTACTATTAATTAATACAGCATTTACTTGTGAGATAAACAAAATAGGCTCACACTATGGTAGATGGAAAAGCTTTACTGAATACTTATTTGAAAATCTTAATAGACATAAGTCTAAAACTATATTTATACTAATGGGTAAGAAAGCAGAAGAATGGCAAACTTTATTGCCAGACTGTATAATCCTTAAATGTCCACACCCAGCATCAGCTGCTTATAGAGGTGGTGAATGGGATTGTAAAGACGTATTTAATAAAGCTAATCAAGAACTAACTAAACAAGGTAAAAGTTGTATAGATTGGTAAAATTTGTTATATTTGTAAACACTAAAGATTAATAATAAATGACTGATATTCAGGAAGTTACACAAGCAAGTCAGGATAAAAAGATACAAAAGTTCAAGAAGAAGTTTTTTAAGGAATATGGGGTTCATCTCTATATATACTCCTCAGGAGAACCAGATTATAGAATAGATCTGAAAACCTTAGAAGAATGTACTCTAGTAGCTTTAAAAAAAAGTTATCCTCAGTATAATTACATGGAGCATTTAAGATATAGAAATAGAGAAAAAGCATACATAGTTCATTGTCATGTGATGTCATACTTAGCACACAATGAAGGGTATACTAAATCTTCAATAGCTAAATTCTTATTAAAAAATCATGCTACTGTAATTAATTCATGTAAACAAGTTGATAATGCTATGTTTACCAAAGATAAATTAATATTAACTGCACTAAATAACATTTTAAAAGAAATAGAAACTTATGTGGGAACTGTTCCAAAAAATTTTGAAAGCCAACTTAACCCCAAACCAAGCGTTGATCCTATTTGGGATAAAGCAAGGAATTTCATTAAAGCAAACAACTAATAAAGAAAAATATGAGTTGGTACTAAATGGTTATCTAGAAAAAAAAGATGACCAATATATAATGACACAAGAAGCTAAGCTTATTTGTATCAAGCTTGATAACTATTTTGTTAAAGCTAAAAAGAAAACAGATATACAACTGATGGGTAAAAACTTTGTAGATAAGATAAATAACTATAGAGAAATATTTCCTGCTAAAAAATTACCAAGTGGTAAACCTGCAAGAAACAATGTTAAAGCACTAGGAGAAGCATTTAGATGGTTCTTTGAAACTTATGACTATACCTGGGATGATGTAATAAAAGCTACTAAGATGTATGTTAATGAGTATAGAGATGCTCAGTATATGTATATGCAAACCAGCCAATATTTTATCTGCAAACAAGATAAGCATAGAGTAAAGCACTCTACATTAGCAGACTACTGTGATATGATACTAGAAGGTGTCAGTACAGAGGATGATCACTTTAAAGAAAACGTAGTATGAAGAAAACATCAGAAGCATGGGTTGGGCAATATGCAGCCTTCAATGAAGCTCTTAAATATATGTTTAAGAGATCAACTGGAGAAGAGAAGTCTATATATACACCTTGGCCTAAATTTAATGATGCTGCTACTGATGGTATAGAGTGGAATACACTGACTGTAATTGGTGGTAGACCTGGTTCAGGTAAAACATTGATTAAAGATCAAATTATTAGAGAGTCTTTTGCTCTTAATCCTAATGATAAATTTAGAGTATTAGAATTTCAATTTGAGATGGTTGGTAGAACCTCAGCTATTAGAGAGTTTAGTTCTATTACTGGTAAAACTTATAAAGAACTGTGTAGTGCAGGATCTATACTAAGTAATGATACACTAAACACATGTCATTTATATGCTAAAGAAAGAGTAAAGCATCCGGTTGATATAATTAGTACACCTATGACTGTCAACCAAATGCGTGAACAAATAGATGCCTATATGAATTTACATAAAGGAGTAAATACAATGATAACTCTTGACCATACTATGTTAGTTAAGAGAGCACCATATCAAAATAGCACATTAGACATGTTATTTGAGTTAGGTGAGTTCTTTACACAGTGTAAGAGAGATTATCCTTGTTTGTTTATTGCTTTGTCACAACTTAATAGGAATATAGATAACCCGGATAGGGCTATAGATGGTAAATATGGTAACTATATACTTGAGTCAGATATATTTGGCTCAGATGCAATGCTACAGCATGCAGATATGTTAATAGGTATCAACAGGCCAGCTAAACAAAAGATTAGGTTCTATGGACCTGATAGATATATAATAGAAAATGATAGAACATTAGTACTACACTTCTTAAAAGCAAGAAATGGTGATGCACGTATGTCATTCTTTAAAGCAAAGTTTGAACAAATGCAGATAGAAGAAATGGCTACACCTGGACAGCAACCAAGAAGATGATAAACACAAAAAAAATAAATATTGAAATTATGGGATTAACACCTGCAGAACGCAAAAGTAAAGTTAAAAAATTAAGAGAAGAGCATGAAGATTACTTTCAGAAAGAAGGTAACTTAAGTGCACTATACATTCCTAAGATGGCATATAGACCAACTGGTAAGGATGAGTTACATGTTAGTTTCTTTCCAAGTGAAATGGAAAAAGAAAAAGATATATATACAGAGTTTGTAAGTATTGATTATGAAAGTGAAGATCCTAAGAGAACTTTATACTTACATAAATACAATCCACATTGGAAAGCAGAGTATGAATTAATCACAAGTAACTCTGGATTTCAAAGACATTTAATTCCAGTAGGTGAATTAAAAGTTGTAAGTGATGTAACTAGTAGGTTGGGTGGTATGAAAGTATCAGACCCAGTAAAGGTACAAACTATATTTGATCTACCTAATCCTGATGACAAGGTTGAGAACCCTGTTGCAGAAGCTTTAAAAGAATTAAATGAAACACTCAAAACAATTAGAAATATTATGCAAAAATTAAGTAACTAACTATGGCACAAAGTATATTAGTAATAGCAGATTCAGGTACAGGAAAGTCTACCTCAATCAGAACATTAGACCCTAAAGAGACTTTCATTATAAATATTGCAAATAAACCTTTACCTTTTAAAGGCTATAAGAGTAAGTATACTCAGATTAGTAAAGAAAACCCAAAAGGTAATTTAACATCAGCAGCATCAGCTCCTGGTATTATTAAGGCAATGAAGCATGTTAATGATAAAATGACAGACATCAAAACTATTGTGGTAGATGACTGGCAGTATATGAGTTCTTTTGAATACTTTGATAGAGCTAATGAGAAAGGTTATGATAAGTTTACTCAGATTGCAGCAAACTTAGCAATGGTTGCTAAGCTACCTAAAGATTTGAGAGATGATCTAACTGTTATCTTTTTAACTCACTCAGAAGATTCAACTGATATAAATGGAAATAGGAAAATAAAAGCAAAGACTATTGGTAAAATGATTGACAATACTCTTACTTTAGAAGGCCTGTTCTCTATAGTCTTATTTGGTAAAGTAAATAAAAATGATGATGGTGAACTCACTTATGGTTTTGAAACACAAAACTCAGGAGAGAACACATGTAAATCACCTATGGGTATGTTTGAGGATAACTTTATCCCTAATGACCTAAAATTTGTAAAAGATTGTATTGAAGAATATAATCAATAATTAATAATTAATAAAAAAAAGTAAATTATGTTAAGTACTAAAGACATGTCTGCCGGATCAGGTGGAACTAAACCAGTAATTGGAACAGGTAATCACAAAGTGAAAATCAACTCAATTACATTTGATCAAACACCATATGATGCAGATGCATATAATATTACCCTGCATATAGAAGGTGAACCTGTAACAGGAGAGTTTAATGGTTTCTTAAAAGATATGAATAATCCTAATGGTCCACGTTATGAAGGTCAAGTAGGTAGAGTAAGATTCTCTCCATATCCATTTAAAGATGCTACATTAAATAATGGTAATGAGATTAGCCGTGACACTGAAGTTTTGAAAGCAATGGTCTTTCTATCTGAAGTAGTTAATAAAAGAACTGAGCTAGATGCTATTGAAGCAAATACAATTGAAGACTTTATGGTAAAAGCTGCAGCTGTATGTTCAGAAACTGGTTATATTAATGCTTGTTTAGGTGCACGTGAGTGGGAAAACAAAGAAGGTTATGTAAATAATGATTTGTTCTTACCTAAGAGAAGCAGAAACGGAGTACCATTGGAAGCTTTGGATACTGAAGGTTCTAGCTTGTTAACATTTGACAAAAATGATACTAACCACTTTAGACCTATGGTCCAAAAAGCTCCTACTGTAGCTACTAGCTTTGAGCCAGCAGTAACTAGTGGAGATGACTTTGATTTATAGTTAGTAATTTGAAAAGAGTGGGCTCAGTATAATGCTGGGCCCATTTCTTTTTATTATTTTTGGAATATGTTTAATACTAAAAACTTTGTACTAGAAGGATCTGATATACCAAGTACGTGGGTTTTCCAATACTATCTAAACTTACCTGAAAAATTAACAGGACAAGACTTAAAGATTGTATCTATCTTTAATACCAATGAGAGAACACCAAGCTTTTGCATATATGTTGATAAAACTATTATGCAATATAAGTTTAAAGATTTCTCTACTGGTAAAAGCGGCAATAAGATTGACTTAGTTAAATCAATATTTAACTTTGACTTTCCTACAGCAATGCAGAGGATGGTTAGAGATTACAATGCTTACGTGAGATCATCAGAATATATTGAACAAAAATTTGAACCTCAATCCAAATGGGAAGTAGACCTTATTAAAGATAGGGCCTGGACCGTGGAGGATAAAGATTATTGGTTATCTTTTAGAATTGGTAAAACATTACTAAGTAATTATAATGTAAAACCTATTGAATATTATAACTTAATAAAAGAACAAGAGGGAGAAATTAAAAAATTGAGAATTGCTAGCAAACATATGTACGGATACTTTGATAAGTATGGTGAAGTATATAAAATCTATCAACCTCATAGTAAGAAGCACAAGTTTCATAAAGTTAAACCTTATTTACAAGGGTTTGACCAGCTGAAGTTTGATCAACCATATTTAGTAATATGTTCATCTCTTAAAGATGCTATGTGTTTAAAGGGTATGGGATATAATTTAGAAGTATTAGCACCAGACAGTGAGAATACTATGATTAAACCTCATATAATTGAACATCTTAAAAAAAAGTATAAAAAAATAATAACTCTTTTTGATAATGATGATGCAGGTAAAGCAGCTATTAAAAAATATAGTGAGCTTTATAAACTAGATGGTATGGTATGTCCTACAGCTAAAGATATATCTGATGCTATGAAAAGTTCTGGTTTTAAAACAGTGCATTTAATGATTCAACCTATATTAAAAAAGATTTTAAATAAATAATATGAAAAAATTAAGATGGTGGATACCAGGTAACGTTCCTAGCAGTAAAAATGGTAGGCGTTGGACAGGTAAATACTTTATTGCTAGCAAAGCTGTAATGAATTACAGAAAAGCTACTAAAGATATATATTTAAAGTATGCTGAGGATTTTAAACAAGAACTGGAAAAGGTAGATTTACCAGTAAAAATATCTTTTGAATTTATCAGAGGTAGTCGTCACAAGTTTGACTATATAAATCCTGCACAGACAGTGCAAGATGATATGGTTAAGTATGGATGGATTGAAGATGATAATGCAGAGTTTATAATTCCTGCATTTGAACAATATACTTATGATAAAGAAAATCCAGGTGTATGGATAGAATTAATACTTAATGAAAAAAAAGAAGATAATATCAATTGATGAATTCTTTAGAATGAAAGAAATGTTTTCTGGATCATTAGAAGACAAAGAGCTTGCATTTGAAATATACAAAAATCAGTATAAAGATAGAAAGATACTTGATCTATTAATGTTAAAAGCATTAATGTTCAATGACAGAAAAGCTTTTGCTGCTACTATAAAAGTAGATTTTACCGTAGGTAATGGTAAAAAATTATATACGTTTCTATCATTAGAACAAGCAAATGAAATTTATAAACAAATTTTAGATAAATTAATGGATGATTAATATACAAGATCAGGTTGCAAGAACAACCAAAAGTTTAATATTTACTGAGCCCTTTTACGGGCTCTTTTTAATTGGTATCAATAAACAATATAGTGAGCGTATTCCTACAGCAGGAGTAAGTAAACATAATATTGGTATACAATTGACTATAAACCCAGAGTTCTATAATGATCTCAGTGAAGACCATAGATTTGGTTTGATAAAGCATGAGCTATTACATATAGCTTTTGGGCATCTTATTTTAAGGGACCTATATACAGATCATAAGTTATTTAATATAGCTGCAGATTTGGAAATAAACCAGTACATACTGGAAAGCAAACTACCCACGGGTGGACTGTTATTAAGTAGTTTTCCTGAATTAAATCTTCCTAAAAAAGCAGGTACTAAAAAGTATTATGAGCTTTTAGAACAGGCAAAAGAAGATGGGACATGTCCTTCATTAGATAATCTTATGGACAAGATGGATGGCACTAGCCAATACTGTCATGGTACATGGAATGATTTTGATGAGTTACCTGAAGCAGATAAAAAACTAATGCAAAAACAAATTGAGCATCAGTTAAAAGATTCTGCAGAACAAACAATTAAAAAGATGGGAACTATTCCCGGAGAGCTAGCAGATCTTATACATAGGCTTACTCATATTGAGCCAGCTAAGTTTGATTGGAAAGGTTACTTAAAAAGGTTTGTTGGTAATTCTAGTATAGTATATACCAAAAAGCTAAGACGTAAGTATAACAAACGGTATGCTGCTAATCCTGGCCTTAAAATCAAGTTTAAGAATCATATCCTTGTTGGTGTTGACACAAGTGGGTCTGTAAATAATGATGAATTAAAAGAATTCTTTAATGAGTTAGCACATATGTGCAAAACTGGTCATAAAATTACAGTAGCACAATGTGATACAAAACTTAAGAGTGTGAAAGAGTTCAATCCTAAGCATGATTGGGAAATACATGGTAGAGGTGGGACTTCATTCCAACCTGTAATAGACCATTACAATGAAAAGAAAGGAGCTTATACAGCTCTAATATATTTAACAGATGGTGAAGCATATTCTCCTGATGACTGTCCTAAGAACACATTATGGGTTCACAGCAGTGTATCAGAAATAAATAATGAATTACCAGGACAAAAAATCAAATTAAATTAATAAAACAATGGCACAAGTAAATTTAAACGTTACAGAACTAAAAGGATTTGTAAATCACATAATAAAAAACAATAGATTCCTACAAACAGAGGGTAAAAGTCCTGTATCAGTAGAAGTTGTAGGAGAATCAGGTATAGGTAAGACATCTACCATAGTAGAGCTTGCTCAGGATAATAATTTAAAGTTTGTTAAGCTAAACTTAGCACAGATAGAAGAGTTAGGTGACCTTGTTGGTTTTCCTGTACGTCAATTTCAAATGTACAAAGAGAAGACAGTACCGGCTAAAAAATTAGATGATCTAAGTATGGTTACTGCTGCACAAAGAGCTGCAGGTAATAGTTTAGCTAATTTAAATACAACAACTACTAAGAAAATTGGTATGTGGGTTGATGAACTAGCTGTACAAGAGTACTTGAAGAACGGATATAAAATGTCAGGTAAAAATAGAATGTCTTATTGTGCTCCTGAATGGATTGCTGATGCAAAAGAAGGAGGTATTCTATTATTAGATGACTGGAACCGTGCAGATACAAGATTTATTCAAGCAGTTATGGAATTGATAGACCGTCAGACTTATATCTCATGGACACTACCAAAAGACTGGCACATAATTTTAACAGCAAATCCGGATAATGGAGATTATATGGTTAACAGTGTAGATAGTGCACAGAAGACTAGATATGTAACCGCTAACTTAAAGTTTGATGTTAATGTATGGGCACAATGGGCAGAGGCTGCAGGAATTGATACTAGATGTATTAACTTCCTGTTACTTCACCCAGAATTAGTAACCCAAGAAACAAATGCAAGATCAATTACAACGTTCTTTAATGCTATATCTAGCTTTGAAAAGTTTGAGGATAGTTTATCATTAATTCAAATGATTGGTGAAGGTAGTGTAGGTGATGAATTTGCTTCTATGTTTACTACATTTATTAATAATAAGCTTGATAAGCTGGTAACACCAAAAGATCTGTTGACGCATGATAATGAATCTTATATTCTTGGTGAACTAAGATCTTGTATTGGACAAGATGATACATACCGTGCAGATATTGCTGCAACCTTAGCAACTAGACTAGGTAATTATTCTGTAGTATATTCTAAAGATAATACTATAGGGCAAAAGCAAACTGATAGATTAATCTCTCTTTGTACAAAAGATTATTTTACTAATGATCTTAAGTATTTAATTGTGAGAACAATCTTTAACGGAAATAAAAAGAAGTTTAATAAGATGATGATGAATCCAGACATTATCAAAATGACAATGAAATAAAATGGCAAATAAATCAGTATATCAAAATCTTGATCTTGCTGCTTTATCTTACTTTGATTTAGAGAGTGATACCGTTTATGGTGTCCTCTCTTCTTCAAGTGAGATACATGAAGTATTATGCACTGAAGATCAAACAACATATGAAAAAATACACAGTATATTAACGGTCCCTACAGAGGATGACCAAACTTTTAGAACTAAAAAGAAAGCTTTTATATTACCTAAGTGTGGTGTATCACAAGATAGATTAAAAGCAGCTCTCAAAGAGCACAGTATAACTGTAACTAATGATTATGAATTAGCAGACTTAATTATAGGTCATGATGATATATCACCGTATGACAAGCTAAGTAATGGGGACAATATACCTAGTACTCTTATGATGGCAAAGCTATGGAATTATGAAACTACTGAAGGTAGAGAGACAGCTACTCATCCTATGGAATTAGCTATTTATAACTCAGGTATCCCAACTCTAATAACCAATAGGTTAACTGAAAAGGTAAGATACTATGATTTAGATATAGAAAGTAGTGTATATGATGTTTGGATGATTACAGGTATGGCTTTAAACTTAGCTCATCTTATAGAAACAACAGATTTAAGTGTTGTTGATCCAGAGACAGTATTACATAGCTCAGCTAGTAAAATGATTCTTGATGAACAATTGCTAGCAGATCTTAAAACTCAACTTAATTCTTATAGTGATGATAAAGCTTTAGCTCTTAAGATTGTCCCTACTCTAGATTATAAAAGGAATTATCATTTACTGTGGCAGTTTGCACAAGATTGTAATTCTATAACTTATGCTGACAACAGAGATAAAGATTTACAGTATTGGCTTGATGTATCTAATTTTAATGATCTTAGCCGCAGAAGTGCACAGGATATGATACTATGGTTAGAGAAAGAAGAAAAGTTATGTAAAACAACTTTTAGATACTTGGAGCCTATAGTAAGAAAGGAAATAAGTATACATAATAGAGATCTTTATACATTTCAAGTAGCTGTAAAGAAAGAATATCAACAATATTTAAAAAAACAAAATGATTAGAAAATTTAATTTAACTATACAAGTAGATGAAAAAACTACTGTAACTAATGACAATAGCATAGTAAATAATAATAAAGTAACCACAAAACTATTGAGTAATGCATTTACTCTAGTAGAAGAAGGTATATATGTTGGTCAAACTAACAGTTGGCAAATAGAGAAAGAGTTAATAAAAGAAATCTTACCTCCGTCACCAGAAGTAATAGATGTACAAGATAAAAAGATGTACAGATGGCCACATTTAGATTTACCTAGACAAAAGGTTGATCTATTAAAAGAAAAGTTTAATTGTAAAATAACTAGATCTATAGATAAAGCTGACATAGAGGTAATATCTATCAATACAATGAGAAAGTTAATGGAAACTAATTGGTACCCCTCATATAATTACAGTGGTATGTATGATCTATTAAGCTTTCTTAAAAAGTCTGACTCTCTAACAGCAGATTCTTTAATAAAGTGTAAAGAATTGTTAGAAGGGATACCTAAAGACTCAAGAATTCATATTAGTAAAACTTATTTTCACGGAAACTCATCACATATAGCTGATGCTAATAGAATTATAGGTAATTATATAGAAGCTGAAAGAGATAAATTAAGAGATGATGGTGGTAGAGAAATATTAGTTAAAGGACAAGATAACATACTTAAATATCACAGTATAATTAATACCACATCTCAGATAGTATTTGATGTTGATATAAATAATTTAATTGATAAAGACTTAGCTGTTATTGAAAATACTGAATTAGAAAACATTCAACAAATGATTACTAGTTCAGATAGAGATAATAGATCCTTAGCCTTAGAAATGCTAGCAAATTGTAATGTTAATGCTTCTTTTGATGTAGTTAGTAATATTTATTACTGGCAATATGACTGGTTAAAAGACACTAATAATTGGAATACAGTAAATGTTAAAGCACTGAGATCTAAAATGAAAGCCTTTGAAGGTGGTGGTAGTTTAAGCAACTGTTATTGCTACAATAATTATATCAAAAATTTGATACATCATGATAAATTAACTAAGTTTGCTATTGATAATACAAGAGAGAAAATGTATAAACACATTCTGTCTCCTCTAGTAGGTAATGATAGAGAAGACACAGTCTTCCATGTATCTTTAGAAGCTCTTCAACTAAGAGATAACTTAATAGAAAACATTAATAATGACTAAAAAAGATGATAGAAAAGCGTTGATAGAAACTATATTATTCTATAAAGAAAAAATAAACCAGACACCTGGTGTTAAAGCAATGATACAGAAACTACAACAAAAATTAGATAAACTAGATGATAAAAACAAATAAAGAAAAAGAAGAGAAGTTTTATGCAAATAAAGATTTTTGCTTTAGCTACTCTTCTTTGAATAAATTATTATTTTCACCATCCTTATTCTATAAGGACTATATATTACATGACCGTGAGGTCAGAACTGATAAGCATTTAATTGAAGGTAAACTAATACACTGTCTCTTGTTTGAGGCGGGTGAAGTTAATAATAAATTTAATGTTGTACCAGGGAAAAGCCCAAGTGATAATATCAGAAAGGTATTAAAAGACATGGCTCTTTATACTGATGCAGAAACATTAGTAGATTGTGATGACTTTATCATACTAGATTCACTAAAGAATTTAAACCTATATCAATCTCTTAAAGCTGATGAGTCAAGAATAGCTAAGATAAGAACAGAAGACAATGAACCTTATTGGAAATTTGTTGGTAACAGTAATGTTGATGTAGTTGATCAAGATACTTTAGTGAGATGTACTGAGAGAGTAGAAATACTAAAAGAAAATAAAGATGTTATGTCATTGTTTAGTGAAGTAACAACTGATTTTGATTTAGATCCTATTGAAACATTTAGTGAGAAGTATCTTAAGTCTGAACTTAAAGGTTTAGATTTTGGCCTGCATGGATTTATAGATTATTATAAGGTTGATAGTGATAAAAAGCAAGTAACTATATGTGATCTTAAGACAACCGGGAAGACAGTCTCAGACTTTAAAGACACTGTAGACTTTTATAATTACTGGTTACAAGCTTCTATTTATATGAAGTTAGTGTATGATACCTTGGGTGATGATGCTGATAATTATGAATTGATATTTAAGTTTGTTGTAATAGATACATATGATCAAGTATATGTCTTTGATGTATCTAGAGAAACTATGGGTGCATGGGCTGATGGCCTTGGAGGTGCAATTAAAACTGCTGAATTCCATTATAAAAGTAGAAATTACTCATTGCCTGTTGAATTTTTATCAAAAAAGGTTACCTTATAGTATGGGTTTAATATATACTGACTATTTTCAGAAGAGTAAAGTATTTCTATATCCTTTGTTAGGTATAGGTAGAAAAGCTAAATACGTCCCTTTACAGACTTATGTCTGTTGGGACAGTGTTTACTCTGTTGAAGATTGCAGATTAATATTAGAATATAAAACCAAACAGACAAAGGGCTTTAAGGATTTTGCAGAAAAGTATTTAGATAATCATGTTATGTATGATGACTTTGTAGAACTATCAAAGGATAAAGTTATATATATATTTGATTTGACTAAAGCATATAAACCTGATCATAAAAGGTTTATCAATGGGAAATATTCTCAACTTAGTCTTAATGCTAAAATACTTATTATAGATTTCTTTGGTGATAAAGAAAAGGCAGGAGAATATATCCAGACTTTTCTCACACCAGATGAAAGTTTTGAATCATATGCTCAATACTTTAAAGTAGATAAAGATTTACTAGAGAGTATAGGAGAATTATGTTCAAAACCTGACATAGAAAAGGAAACTTTAGTTAATAATAATGCAGTATTATACCAGTTGTTAAAAAAAGATTCCATACATTTGACAAAACAAAAATAAAATTATGGCAAACCAAATTGGACAAAATATGATGTTAGTAAATTCTACATTTAGAAATGCTAAATCATTTACATTAATTCCAGTGAGCATGGACTCACCATACACAGAAGCTATGTTTGATCCTGCATCAGGCATTTTAGCAGTCATCAGTAAAGTGATGAAACAATCTTATCATATGGTCCCAAAGTTAGATGATGATGGGCAACCAATTAGACTTAAGAAACCTAATCCACAAACCGGTAAGACACATAAAGAAGAAAGAAGATTAGTAGATACATTTTCTGAGTTCTATCTTAGTGATAGAGCTGATATAGAAACATTTATTCATATGTTTGCAATAAATGCAGAACATTTTAAAGTAGATGAGTTCTTTGTAGACTTAAAAAAGACTGAACCTTCTAAGATTATATTACCTGGTCAATAGTTCTTGGTTGACTCTATTGACTTAAAAAGAAAAGCTCATTGATTTGGGCTTTTTTTGGCTCTAATAAATAAATTACATGGCAGAACTAACTGATTCAGACATAATGGATATAAATATCCTATTAGCAATGACCAAGTGCATGGGAGAAATAGCACATGGCCTGCAGTATAAACACACCCATCAAGTTAAACAGAAAATCAAACACGTGATTAAAACTGTTGACTTATATGAAAGGGAAATAAATAAAAAAATGGAAAGAGGTGGTAGTGATGCTATAGAACAAATATATGATTGTATTATGGATCTTGTTTTAGAAGCTAAAGTAGTAGCACTTAAAAATTATAAAGAATGAAGAAACATTGGGTAATGGATTATGAGACTTTATCTAATTGTTTTACAGGCGTATTTGAACATTACAAAACTCAGGAAACTAAAGTTTTTGTAATTCATAACCTGCAAAATGATTTAGATATATTGGTTAATTTTCTAGAAAGTAATATTAATAACAAAGAGTGGCATATATCCTATAATGGATTAGCTTTTGATTCTCAGATCACTCACTATATATTAGACAATCACTTCATGTGGTCTGACCTAAGTGGATCAGAGATAGCTGAAATTATATATGCCTATGCACAAAAAACTATTGAGGCTTCTAATAATAAACAGTTTGCAGAGTATGCACCTTGGAAGATGCAGATAATGCAAATAGATATGTTTAAAATGCATCATTGGGATAACCCAGCTAAGCGTTCTAGTCTTAAGTGGATACAATATAGTATGGATTGGCAAAACATTCTTGATATGCCTATTCACCATGAGACAAAGATAACTACACAAGCTGAGATAGATACAATTATAGAATATTGTATTAATGATGTGAAGTCAACTAAAGAAATATACAATAGATCTAAGTCTCAAATAGGACTTAGGAAAGAACTTACTAAAACATATGGTATAAATCTATTCAGTGCATCAGAACCAAGAATAAGTAAAGAACTCTTTGGTTATTACTTGATGCAGAAACTAAATATTCAGAAGAGAGATCTTAGAACTATGAGGACTAAAAGAGATATAATTAAAATATCAGACATTATTCTTCCTTATGTTACATTTACATCTGCTGATTTTAATCTTTTATTAAATAGGTTTAAATCTTTAGAAGTTAATGCAGATAATCTTAAAGGTAGTTTTAAGTATCATGTAAACTATAAAAATGTAAAGACTCATTTTGGTACAGGTGGTGTTCACGGTGCAGCTAAGAAAGGTGTTTATGAAAGCACAGATGATATGATTATAATGTCTTCAGATGTTACTAGTTATTATCCTAATTTAGCTATAAAGAATAAGTGGTCTCCTGGACATTTTCCTAAAGAGGCATTTTGTGATCAGTATGAATGGTTTTTTACAGAGCGTAAGAAGATTCCTAAGAGTAATCCAATGAATTATGTATATAAGATTATACTTAACTCAACATTTGGCCTTAGTAATGATGATAAGAGTTTCTTTTATGATCCTGAATTGTTCTGTAGAATAACAATTAATGGACAACTTAGTCTTATGATGCTTTATGAACAGATAATGGAAAGAATACCGGGTGCTGTAGCTTTATTGCAAAATACAGATGGTGTTGAGACTATTATACCTAAAGATTATATAGATGAATACATGGAAATATGTAAAGAATGGGAGGAAACAACCAATCTTAATCTTGAACATGATAAATATCAGAAGCTTGTATTAGCTGATGTCAACAATTATATAGGCGTTAATGAGTTTATAGAAGTTGACATTACTAAATGGAGAGAGATTAAACAGAGTCAGCCTCATTACTTATTTAAAGTAGAGAATGATAAATTTAGTTATGCTCCTGTTAAACTTAAGGGACGTTTTGATTTTCATAATTTACAATTGCATAAGAATAAATCCAAATTAGTTATACCAAAAGCTATCTATCAATACTTTGTTAATGATAAGCTACCTGAAGACTATCTAGATGAGAATAAAAACATTCTAGATTATTGTATAGGTGGTAAATCTAAGGGTAACTGGAAACAAGTTGCTAGAAAGATTAAGGATGGTAAACTAGATGAAGAAGAACTTCAGAAAATAAATAGATACTTTATCTCTAAAGATGGAGTGAAAATAATCAAAGTAAATAAATCAGATGCAAGAGAAATACAATTAGAAGCAGGCCGGTGGCTGCAGACAGTATACAATGAGATGATTGTGGAACCCAAGTGGGAGACATATAATATCAATAAAGTTTACTATATGCAAGCAATTGAGTCTGAGATTAATTCTATTCTGGCTGTATCATCTAATCAATTAAAGCTGTTTTAATGATTAAAGTCCAAAAGACAAAGACTCTAGTTACTAAACCAAATAACAATAGTGCAAACTGCATAGCTCCTAATATCATCTATGGATGTTTTGGGGGTTGTGTAAACACTTATTGTTATATGGCTAGGTATAATGGTAAAAGAGTATTTGTTAATCAAAACGTTGATGAAATATTTCAGTCTGTAGTTGAATGGGAGAAATCCTTTAATAAGGAACCAGATCAGCAGGACCCTATATATACTATGGTAGATGTTGCATGTAACTCAGATTTAGTTCTTATGCAAAAACATATGCCAGAACCTTTGATAGATTACCTTAAGAGATATGATGATCATCCACAGTTAAACAGTACTATGGCCACAAAGTATCCGGGCTTATTGAAGTTAGATGTAAATCACTTTAATAAACCACCACGGGTACGTGTAAGTCTTATGCCTCAGAAGTATTCTAATATATTAGAACCTAAGATGCAAGATATATACAGCCGTATACAAGATGTTAATAGACTTAAGAAGTTAGGATGGGAAGTTCATCTTAATTATAGTCCTTTAGTATTCTATCCGGGTTGGAAAGAAGAATATAATGATTTATTCTCTGAAGTAAATGCATATGCTGGTATAAATAAATGTGAGGTAATAGCATTAACAAATCATAGAAATCAAATGGCTAAGGCTTCTCCAAAAGCACAAGAGTTAATGAGACGGTCCTATGAATTAAAGAACAAGTCTGGTGTTATGAGGTATCCACTCATACATAAGACACGTTTATTAAGAGAATTTAAAGAGATATATGCTAGATATTTTCCATTAAATACAATTAGGTATATATTTTAGAAAAGGGGGGAGCAGGCATACTGCCACACAACAATCATTAAATGTTTTTTAAACTTCCCCTTTTTTTATTCCACTTAATTTATTATCTTTACACTTTAAAAGTTTACAATTATGGGTTATACAAAACCAAAAGAAACAACAAGATGGCATCTAGAAAATGCAGCCTTACCTAATCATGGTAAGACATATACAGTAGTATCACATAAATCCGTGATAGACAATACATTACAGTTATTAGCTGATAGTGGATTTACAATAGAAAAAGAAATATATAGAGCAAACATGAATGCCAATGTAGCACAAGGCATATATCATATCTACCCTTCTCAAACAACTGATGAAGAAATCATCAATGAGAAAGAACTAGGGATGATGTTTGCCTGGACTAATTCATATGACAAAAGCACACGCTTTCAATGTGCTGTTGGTGCTTATGTAGCAGTATGTTACAATGGTATGGTAGCAGGTGATATGATGAACTTTAAAAGAAAACACACTGGGTCAGCTGATTATGATGTTAAAGTACATTTAGCAGATCAGATTAAGAATGCTGAAAAGTACTATAAGCGTATCTTACAAGATAAAGAATCAATGAAGCTTACAACTTTGGATTGTAATCAACAGTCTGAGCTTGTTGGTAGATTGTTTATTGAAGAAGATTTACTTGACTCACAACAAATGTCTTGTGTTAAGAGTGAAATGAATAAAGGATCATATGATTATGGAACTTCAGAAAACAGTGCTTGGACATTCTATAATCATATTACACATGCATTAAAGAAAGCACATCCACGGGATTGGCTAGCGGATCAACAAAACTTTCATGACTTTATGATGGTGGAGTGTGTAAATAATAATTTATTAGGCCTAAACAGCTTTGAATTAAGTACAGATAACACTGACCTTGGTATTAGTATGACTGATACAGACAATGCAATAGAAATAGATGAGGATATAAGCCACTCTATATTAGTTCAAGATGTATACATGGGCAGATGATAAATACGGTGTTTTTTCTTGTGGTATGTGTTCTATGCTTTTATCTTTGTAGTAAAGCTGATGTTGATTAAATAACTGGGAGACTAAACCAACTCAAGATCTAAGTTTTTGCATTCTTGGATCTTGAGCTCCCTTCCTTTTACTATGAAAAGATTTATAATATTTACAATTGTATGGATTAGTCAACAACTTGCAATTCCTTTTTGGATAGTTGGGCATATTCATTTATCAATACATAACTATCAGGACCTATATGAAATATTAACTAGTATAGGCCTGCATGTTATAGTAGCTATAGGATTTGTTATAGACTACAAACTCAATAAAAAAAATTACAATTTTCCTCCTCATAAAAAAGAATAACACATGAATGCTAAAGAAAGAAAAGAAAGACCAGTCTTTACTGGCGTATTAAGATATTTTCCAGATGCAATAATGGAAATTGCTAGGGTATCTCTAGCAGGAAATAAACAACACCATCCTGATAAACCGTTACATTGGGATCGTGATAAATCAACAGATGATTATGATGCATTGGCCAGACATTTAATGGATGCAGGAACTATTGATGATGATGGAATTCGTCATACTGCTAAAGTTGCTTGGCGTGCTCTTGCATGTTTACAAAAAGAATTAGAAGAAGATAAAAAATATACTAAGGACAATGACTAGCTAGAACTTCTTTTAACCATTCGTAATCTGGGTGCTTTCTAGTTGCTAGCAATCTAAAAGAAATTTCATCTGCTAACTCCTCTGATGGATTAAATTCTTCCACAGACTTATGATCTTCAAACTTTCTGTTCCTATTATATTGATCAGCTAACCACTCTTTACCTCTTAAATATTTATTTAAAAGTTTCATTATCTCCAAAGTATTCCACCAACAACATCTTCTGCTACTATTGCAGTTGCATTTCCATTTGTTGCAGCAGCTGTAATATTAAAACCTAAACCAAGTTTAAACCTTAACCCAATAGGTAACTCCATAGCTAGAGAACCTACTGCAGGTATTGTTAATGTTACTAAAGGTATATCAGCATCTACTGGAGCTGAAGCTTTGTCAAATATTCTTAGATAAGCAGGGGCTGAAGCTTTGTTATGTAAATTAATTCCATAGACTGAACCAGATCCTTTTTTTATAAAGCCTAGATTTGTAGTAGCAGCTGAAATAACTGCATGTACTTCTAATCCACCAAATCCATATTGGTTTGGCATTGCCATATCTTTTGGATACTCTGCATTGAGACTTGATGATTCTGATGTATTAAATTGTACTCCCATTTTTTTATTTTTTTAATTGTTATAATGTATATCCACTATTGTTCAATGCAGCTTTTACTTGATCATAGTAATATTGATTAGTATTACCGTCATCTACTTCTGCTGTATAAGTTAAATAAGTTGGAGATCCTGATGACTCTGGGTATAATGTGTCAGTAGTTACATTGTATGCACCACCTGGTGCACCAGCTTCTGGTGCATATGCAAATCCATTTGCAGTTAAACCACCAGTTGCCATTAAACCGTTATTAGCTAATAAAGGATTAAGTTGTACTCCGTTAGGACCTGTAGTATAATCAACTGGGAAAAATATACCTCTGTATATAGAATTATTTCCTGCTGCCGTTACCATGTTACTAATAAAACCTTTAACAGTTGTTACGTCATCTGTTATAGCAGTTACTGTACTATTAGCCCTATCTGCCCATGTACCAGTACCAGTACCTGCCATGCTATATGCACTTGATTCATCAGCAAAACAAAGGAATTGTACTCTATCAGCACTTGGCCAAATTGTATTATAGTTAGTTCCATCTGCTGGAGTTCCATTTTCACCTCCAGAGAAGAATGCTATCTGTCTTTCTGCATTCTGATGACTCCAATAAACGTGTGAATTAAATTGATCACGTCCATTTGTTGCTGCATTTGTATTTCCACTTGCTTCAGTTCCACCTGTCTGATAGAAATCTTGAAGTAAGTTTCTAAAGTTAGCTGGATTAGTATAATCTGCAGCCATCATAGCATCTGTTATCTCAAATTTTACAATATCATTTTGTTGAAGTGTATGACTATTATTTAATATACAAGTAGCTTGATTAGGTATAGCTCCATCTGTATAAGATGTTACAATTGTTCCTGCTGGAACTCTAGCAGCTGCAGCTCCAACACCTGTAACACTCATGCCTACAGCAACACAATAAAATGCTTTTGCTGTTTGACCATTTGTTGCATTAACTCTACCACTTTGTACGTTTACTTGAGGGCTAGCCTTTCCAAATCTTATCTGTGTTCCACTTCCAGGATTACTATCAGTCAATCTAACATATACTTCTGGAACACTTGCCATTTTAGCAGTTCTTCTAATTGTAGTAACCATAGATCCTGAAGTATCACTCCAGTATTGGAAGTATGTATTTACCGTAACACCTAATCCACCAATTGTAAAAGTTTGTGTGTCAGAACTACCATCATTGTCAGTTACATTTAATACAACTGGGAAGCTACCTCCCGCACTTGGCACAGTCCCACTTAAAGTTCCTGTACAATCTCCATTATTAGTAAAAGTTAACCATGACGGCAAACTTGGTGTAGTAAAACTTAATTGATTACATGGTGTATCTTGATCTGCTACTGTCCATGTATAAGTCCAAGTATCACCACCTGTTAAATTAGGATATGTATTAGCTGTAACCGGATCAGTAGATGTCCAGATAACTGGATCTGCTACTGCTCTTACAGTTATAGTTTGTGTAGCTATATTACTATCACAATAGCCATCATTTACTTTCCATTGAAAAGAAGTAACACCAAAATAGTTAAGAGTGGGTGTATAAACCCAATTACCTGTTGCAGCATCAAGAGTTATTGAACCTTCACCAGCCGGTATTGGAGTAACTAGTGTATATGTTAAACCATATCCACCAAAACCATCATCATTTGCTATTACTGTACCACCTACAGAAGTATCTTCATCAATTATAACAGAACCATCATTAGCTACAGGACATGTATTTGCTGAACTTGACTTACAACATGCATCCCAGTATAACATATTGCTACCTCCTGGAATATCATAATTAATATAACTAAGTTTTAGTGACTCACCAAATAAAAGACTTGAGGTTGGGTATCCGTTATCTACACCTGGAGTCCATGTAACTGTATTATCAAATAAGTTACCCACAGTACCCCATCCATCAGGAAATCTAATAACATTATCTGGTAGTGCAGATCCTGACTGAACATTTTCTGCTATAACCACACCATGTTCTCCATCAGTTAAGTTATCCATCCCTTTAATGTCAATAAATGCAAACTTAGATAAATCTAAAGCTATATATGCATTTAAAAAAGTCTGAGTCCATTTACCGGCTGCTCCACCATTGTTTTGCATTGTTAATGTATCAAAGCCTCTAGCAGGGACAATTGTTGATGCATCTCTAAACTTAACTTCATTGGTAGCACCTGTATCTCTTACTAAAACTTGTGTAAGTGCATCATTTTGTGTTACAGTATCTAAATATAATTCTTTTGTTTGTACTAACTTACCGTCATTAGTAATTTTAGTAGCAGGAGTACCAGAGTTTCCATCTTGAATAAGTAATGAACACCCTAATGTCTGAGCATCTGGGCTCCATAATGGTATTCTATATATATCACATATTTCTCCTACAATTGCTGCAGGATTATCTTGCCATGCAAAAGTAGTTCCATCAGAAATAAGAATCTGATCTACAGTGCCAATAGGCAACTCTACTTTATAATTAGTAGCATCTCCTTGCCATAGTGAACCATATGTTAATGCTTCAACCACATCATCATCTTGCCACTTTACTCTACCATCTGCTAAACCTACAAGCACTTTATTTAATCCACCTAATGCTCCAAGTGAATCATATACAGGCCCTTCTAGTTTAAGATTAGAGTTTATTCTTGTTGTTTGAGCTGGAGTACCTGCTGGTACATCAGTTCCATGTACTACATCTACATTAGCTGTAAACGTTGTACCATCCATTGTAAAATTAGCATCATCTTCAAGCTCACCATTAACTCCTACAATAACCACACGGTCATTAGTAAGGTCTAGTATGTTTGCTGAGCCAGCTGTTAATTGTAAGTCTACTATTAAATTACCATTGTTAATAGTAATAGTATCACCAATTGCATTCTGAGTAATAATAGAATCCATTAAAGTATCCCATGTACATGATCCTTCTGGTCTTGTATATACAGGTACTCTACCTAAAACACCTGAGCCAATCTGAGTTCTTGTTAAATTTTCTGTTGCTTGACATACAAGATCACCCCACTTAACTACAAATGGTTCCATCCTAGGACCATAAGTACCAGCATTGTTTAAAGAACTATTTTGAAATAGTTTACCAAATTCAAAGTGATCCTTTTGTTTATCAAGGATTAATTTCTTTTTGTTTCTCTTTAGTAGGCCAAGGACCTCTTGTATATATACACTCATTTTATTTCTTTTTTACAAACTTATTAGTTTTTTTTATATTGTGTCTAAAGATGTATCATAAATTACTACATTTACCTCTTGATTATTTACATCTGCACCACTTTGCATATTCTTAGTAGTAATAATACAACTTGTTGTTGTCTTTCCTCTTACTGAACACCAAATTGGAGTACTAATATTTTCACTAGTAACTACAACTGCATAATTTACACCAGATAAAGCTTTTGTCCAAGTTAAAGTCACTCCATTAGCTCCTGTTGCAGAAGCCACTATGGTTCCTATAGCTGATCTACCTTGATTAGCAGGAGCAGTAAAACCAGATTGCCCAGTTATAACTCTACACCATGCATTTGCAAGCGGTGCAGTTGATCTTGACACATATCTATCAAATACATCTTTTACTACTATTTTTTTAGCTACATCAACGTTTGTACCACCTACATCTTTATCATTATATAAAATATGATCAGTTTGTATATCAAAAACTTCTTTTGTTCCAAGGGTTGCACAAGTAATTACATTACTAGTAGTAGCAATACCATCTCCATAATATATATCTACTTGATTGCTAGGTGACTGAACATCTATACCACAACCAGATGAAGGAGCTAAAACAGAACTTGGATTAGACCAGGCACCTGTTGAATCTAAATAGAACTTTGCGTTTCCTGGATCAGAACCATATGATGGTACATG